ATGGACGACGAAGAGCCAATGGACGACGAAGAGCCAATAGACGACGACGAGCCAATGGACGACGAAGAGCCTGTAGCAGAAGGTGAAAAGTCTGTAGCTCAACTAATGCGTGAATACACTGAAAAAGTAACAGCAAACATGGGCGATAACGGTGCAAACACCAATTCACCAGTAGCTGGTTCTAACGACATGGGCGGCACTAGTTCGAACATAGTAAGCGGCGGCGACGGCGGCAAAGGCGGCACAGGCGCTAAAGTTTCAGACATGAGCACCGGTAATGTAAATGTACCAGGCGGTAAAGCAGCTGATTCGATGAAAAACGCACCAAAGCCGAGCAACTCAGCAGACAGCGCAAAGTCAATGTTGAGTTAAAGAAAAGCAAGGAACAGGGATGATCAACTTAACAGAAGCACTTACATACGACGAGGCTAAAATAGTTGTCGAGTCATTAAATGATGGCAAAGATTTGTACATGAAGGGAATTTTCATAGAGGGTGGCGTAACTAACGCTAACCAGCGTGTCTACCCTGCAAATGAAATTAGTAAAGCTGTCGAAACTATGAATGCGCAAATTAAAGGCGGCTATTCAGTTCTCGGTGAAGTTGATCATCCCGAAGGTCTTAACATCAATCTTGATCGTGTATCACATATGATTGAGAGCATGTGGTGTGAAGACGCAAACGGCTTAGGTAAACTTAAAATTTTACCTACACCAATGGGAAACCTAGTTGAAACAATGCTAAAAAGCGGAGTTAAACTAGGTGTTTCAAGTAGAGGTTCAGGAAATGTCAAAGAAGACGGTTCAGGACAAGTAAGCGATTTTGAAATAGTAACTGTTGATATTGTAGCACAACCTAGTGCTCCTTCGGCTTACCCTACACCAATTTACGAACATTTAATGAATGCAAGAGGCGGTTACAAGGCATTTCAATTAGGCAAAGAAGTAAAGCACGATCCAAAGGCACAAAAATATCTAAAAGAATCGCTGGTTAACATAATCAGTGGTCTCCAATAACAGGAGAATAATATGTTGGATGCACTAAAAACATTATTTGAAAATAATGTAGTTTCGGAAGAGATTCGTTCTGACATAGAAGAAGCGTGGAATAAAAAAATTGACGAAAACAAAAAGCAGGTAACTGCTGAACTTCGTGAAGAATTTGCACGTAAATATGAGCATGACAAGCAGACAATGGTTGAATCTATTGACAAAATGCTTACTGAATCATTATCTAACGAAATCACTGAATTCCAAGAGGACCGTAAACAACTTGCAGAAGCAAAAGCAAAATATGCTGTTGCAATACGTGAGCATTCTACAAAGTTAGAACGCTTTATTATGGAACAACTTAAGTCAGAAGTTAGTGAACTACATGAAGATCAAAAGTCAGTTGCAGCTAAATTCCAAAAACTAGAAAATTTTGTTATCGAAGCGTTAACAAAAGAAATATCTGAATTCTATACAGATAAAAAAGATCTAGCTGAAACTAAAGTAAAATTAATGCGTGAATCAAGAAACGCATTTAATCAAGTCAAAAAAGACTTTATTAATCAAAGTGCTAAACTAGTTAATAAAACAGTTAGTGAGTCTCTTAAGTCTGAACTTACTCAGCTAAAAGAAGATATCACTGTAGCACGCCAAAATGATTTTGGACGTAGAGTATTTGAATCATTCCAACAGGAATACACAAATAGTCACGTTAATAAAAAATCAGAAACTGCAAGATTATTAAATGTAATTGCAGAAAATAAGGCTAAGCTGAAAGAAGCAACTGAGCTTCTTAGCAAGACTAAAAAACTAACAGAAAGCAAGAATACTGAAATCAAGCTTCTGAAAGAAAGTAGTCAACGGAAAGATAAAGTAGCAGAATTGATTGCTCCATTGAGTAAATCACAAAAGGAAATCATGAGTGATTTACTTGAGTCTGTCCAAACTAACCGTTTAGATTCAGCATTTGAAAAATATTTACCGACTGTGATAGATGGCGACACTTCTAAGTCAGTATCTAAAAAGGCAAAATTAACTGAAGGCAAAGAAATAACAGGCAACAAAGAAACTCAAACACATAGTTCTACAGCAGACGATCAAAATGTAATTGCACTACGACGTCTTGCAGGCTTAAAATAAGGAGAGATTAATTATGTCAGAACTACTAGAAGGTCGCTGGCACGACACCAAAGGTGCATTGCTTGAAGGCCTATCCGGCACTAGAAAATCCGTAATGGAAACAACTCTCGAAAATACTCGCAAGTATCTCAAAGAGAGTGCAACTGCAGGTGCTACATCTGCTGGTAACGTTGCTACACTAAACCGTGTAATTTTACCAGTAATTAGACGTGTAATGCCAACTGTAATTGCAAACGAGCTTGTTGGCGTACAGCCAATGACTGGTCCAGTTGGCCAAATTCATACTCTACGTGTTCGCTACAGCGACACAGCTGGTGCAGGCGCAAGCGGTGCAGTAGCAGGCGAAGAAGCTCTAAGCCCATTCAAAATTGCTGAAGCATATTCCGGTGACACAGCAAATGCTACCGCAGCAAGCACAGCAGCACTTGAAGGTTCCGCTGGTAACAGACTAAGCATTCAGATTTTAAAGCAGACAGTTGAAGCTAAATCACGTAAGCTATCAGCTCGTTGGACTTTTGAAGCTGCTCAAGATGCTCAGTCACAGCACGGTATTGATGTTGAAGCAGAAATTATGGCTGCTCTAGCACAAGAAATTACTGCTGAAATTGACCAAGAAATCCTAGCTAGTCTAGGCACACTTGCTGGTGGTGCAGTTGAAACTTACGACCAGGCAGCAGTTTCTGGTACAGCTACATTCGTTGGTGACGAGCACGCAGCACTTGCTGTTCAAATCAACCGTGCAGCTAACCTAATTGCTCAGCGTACACGTCGTGGCGCTGGTAACTGGGCAGTTGTTAGCCCATTTGCGCTAACAATTCTTCAGTCAGCTACAACTTCTGCGTTTGCTCGTACAACAGAAGGTACTTTCGAAGCTCCAACTAACACAAAGCTAGTTGGTACTCTAAACAACGCTATGAAGGTATATGTAAACAGCTACGCAGCAGACAGTGCTAACGTACTAGTTGGTTACAAAGGTACAAGCGAATCAGACGCAGCAGCGTTCTACTGCCCATACATTCCGCTAATGTCAAGTGGTGTTGTGTTGGACCCAGGTACATTTGAACCAGTAGTAAGCTTCTTAACACGCTACGGCTATGTTGAGCTTAACAACACTGCTTCGTCCCTAGGTAACGCAGCAGACTACCTAGCTAACGTTGCTATTACAGACGGTAACGTAAGCTTTAGCTAAGTCTAAATTACACTTACAAAATAGGGCCTACGGGTCCTATTTTTTTGACTTTTTTTGGTTGACTTTGTTTTATACGATGCTATTATATAAACATAACGAAGACGACGGTCCTAGTTAGATAGTGCAAGGAAATGCTGTTGAGTAGAGGCAGTAACTTGGCTAGTAGCTGTAGTGGCAGCGCATGAGCATGGAGACATGAAGATGCGTATTTCGAAAGTAACTGTTCGATGCTAGGCTTCGCTTTATAGACAGGATCTACAAAGGCGATTGCTGGTAATCCTTAGTCCAGCCTATCATATTTTAAAGTCGATGATAACTCTCTTGTTCGAGCAACGTGACATCGAAGCTTTTAATTGAAAGGCATACTAGTTTCGGCTAGTATGCCTTTTCTCTTATGTTGATAAATACTATGTTATAGAGTTATGCTGTTCCCGCAGCGTAGACCTAGAACGTCAACAAGGAGAAAACAATGGGACGTCCGATTAACAAAGATAAAATAGGATACGGCTCAGGCCGTATTGCAGTAAGCAGACACTTTTTTACAGGTGGATCAGAAGCAGCTACAGCAGCTCACATCTATAAGCAAAAAGGTGACTCAAAATTTTGGGTAAGACTAGATTCTGATAATGCTGATCCAACCGCAGGTGAAATTTTAAAACTTGTAAACAAAGCAGACGGAACTCTTGTAGCAGGCGAATTTAAAATCGATGCAATCGGTTCTGATTCTACTACATATCAAGTAACAAAATTGCGTAATAGAACAGTACAAATAGAAGGTTCTGGCAGTGGTGCTGCTATTGCTAGTGCTGAAAATGCAATTTACAACATTGGGTATGACGCAAGCGCAAGCGAAGATGCAAACGTGCCAAATGCTGTATTATCTGTAGCTTTACCACGTCAAAGCTAAAAAGGATTAAGTAATGTCAAGAGTTATACGAGTAGTCGATGACGACTTTAAAGTAATTGTCGAACATGCAGGAGCTAATGCAGGTAATGCATTAATAACTCTTGACACCACTGGAACCAATCCTAGTATTACTGGTAGAGTCGTTGTAAGAGGTAATTTAGTTGTAGAAGGCAACACTACTACGGTTGAATCAACTAATACAACTATTGCAGACAACACTATTACTCTAAATGAAGGCGAAACTGCCGCAGGAATTACACTAAATGAATCAGGTTTAGAAATAGATAGAGGTACACTAGATAACGTTAGACTAGTATATGATATGACTGCTAGTTATTATAACGGTGGTGCACCTAGTAATGGTAGTTGGGTATTCAAAGATGTTAATTCAAGTATTTTACCAATTAATACCAATAGTATTAATCATAATGGTACAATCTTTTTAACACCAACAAACGGTATTGTATCAGTAACCGGTGTTACTGACTACGAAGAAAACGTTTTTAGTTATTCCGGCGGTACTGTAAATAGTTCAGTTCCATTAGATGATGATGCAATAGTAAATGCAAAAGCTTTAGAGGATTATTTAAACTTTAGACTTACTGGAGCGGCTACAAGCGGCATAGGTGACGCAGACACAACATTTACAGCTGAAGATTTTGATACAAATGCTATAGAAAGCAAGTTTATAATCACTGTAGACGGAAGTAACATAGGTAATATATTCAGAAATAGAACAGAAATATATAATCTTAAGTTTAAAGATAATCAAATTACAACACTTAATGATGACAGTACAAATCAAGACTTAATATTAAGTGCAAGTGGCGCTGGTAGTGTAAGAATTGACGACGGATTAATTATAACTCCTGCACCGTTCCAGGCAGAAGATGTTGTAGCCCCAAGTTCAAATCCTCCGTCCGAAGGAATTAAACTATATAGTGATCCTAGTTCAGCAGATGGCTCTGGTTTATTTTTTGTAAACAGTA